ACCCTGCGCACTGGTGGGGCAAATATGACGGGCTCTACTGGACGACCGGATTCGGCACGACTTCTCAGGCTACTGTGAGACATCAGGGGTTTGAACACTTGATCGTGAACAACGTTTTCCGGACCCAGACATACCATTTTGGCGCAGTGCGCCTGGACTGACGCGATGGCCTACGAGACCGGATCAGCTTCCGACATCAACGACCTGCTCAACAAGCTGCGCGTCTTCGCTCTGGCGCACGGCTGGACGATCGACTACCACGGCGTTCGGACGAATACCGCTGGCGTCAGCCAGGGGAATGGTCTGAACGCACTCATGCTGTCCAAGGGCGGTGTGTATTGGGGTCTGCTCCACACTACTTCTGGCGGCTGGGGTGGCGTCGGTCCGTGGGTGAATGTCAGCATGTACGCCGGCCCCTGGGTACCGAACGGTGGAGGCACAGATTCACAACCAAACCGAAGCGCTTCGGCGACGGCAAACAAGATGGTTGGCCCGTTTGTTGGCTACCATTTCTTCGGAGACCCGGTGCGGTCGTACCTGCACGTCGTCGTCGAGGTTTCCGCTGGCAGCTATCGTCACTTCGGGATTGGTGTATTCGATCAAGTCGGTGCAGCGGCAGTCGCTGCCTATACCTATGCATCTGCTCCATATTTTGCGAATATGAGCTATGCGAATGATCCAGGCGCTAGCGACAACATTTTCCCTTGGTGTGAGTATTGCAGCGATTCAAGTGTCTTTGGGGCCATGGTCCGTTTTGACAGTGATGGGCTTTCTCCCAGGTACCTGAAACTTAGCCGGAATGAATCCGACGCCAATCGGGCCTTCGGCAGCTTCCGCAACAGCTCATCGGGGGCGAGCAGCCTGATCTACGCTCCGATGCAGGTCGCGCCATCCAACCTGACCGGCCGAGCTCCACTGTTCCCCGCGATCGTCATGGCAAGCCGCAACGGATCCAGCACGCAACGGTCGATCGTGGGCCAGCCCTTCGACTTGCGCGTGCTGCGCATCAACAACATCACCCCGGGCGACGTGATCACGATCGGCAGCGATCAGTGGCGGGTCTTCCCTGTCGTCCGCAAGTCCGCGCCGGCCGGCGTCGAGAACTCGGGATCCTGGGGCTACGCCTTCCGGATGGTGCCGTGACCCTCGAAGTCCTGCCGGGTGCGCCGACCACGCCCTACGTCGGCCCGAACGATGACCGAGCGGCGAAGCTGGCCGGGGTCTCGCTGTCGACGGCTGGCCCGACGGTCAACCGCGCCGCCGCGACGCCTGCGCAACCGGCCTACCTCGGCGGGGCCGTGGGCACCTTCGGTGGCGACTTCTACGACCGCGTGCACTACAGCTGGCTGGTCACCGACCTGGGCAACGTCATCGGCCTGCAGTCGGTCACGCTCTACGTGTGGAACGCTTACCGCAGATCTGAGGTGCTGAACCAGATCAGCGGCGCCGGCACCGATGGCGTCTCGCTGTCCTCACCGGTGAGCACGCCCTACCCTTTCCGGCCGCTGCAGGAGCTGGCCTTCACCTTCACGGTCGGCGTCGACGGGCCGGCCACGCTGGACGCGACCTACACCTTCGACTGGCAGACGGTCGACGCGACCGTGCGCCTGACCGGCTCGCGGATCACCGCGTGGTCGTTCCTGCCGGACTGGACTGCCGGCGTGCTGGAGCGCCTGGAGTGGCGCACCGACGTGCTGCCGTCGTTCGACGGGCGAGAGCAGCGCCGCGCGCTGCGGATCGCGCCGCGGCAGTCCTTGGAGTTCGACGCGGTCGTGCTCGACGCTGACCAGCGGTACGCCGAGGCCGTGATCTACGGCTGGGGCGCGCGCACCTGGGCTCTACCGATCTGGCCCGACGGGCAGGCCCTGGCGGTCGCCGTGGCCGCCGGCGCGATGTCGGTGCCGCTCGACACCAGCACGCGGGCCTTCCAGGCTGGCGGCCTCCTGATGCTCATGACTGGCACGCGCACCTTCGAGGTGGTCGAGGTCGACAGCGTCACCGGATCGGTCGTTCTGCTGAAGCGGCCGCTGTCGGCAAGCTGGCCGGCCACGGCGACCACGGTCTACCCGGCCAGGCCGGCGCGCATCAAGGGGTCGGCCACCATGCAGCGGTGGACGTCCGGCGTCTCTGGGATGCGGCTGGCCTTCGACGTGGTCGAGACCGTCATCGGCACGGCCGACGCTGGCACGGCCACGCACCGCGGGTACCCGGTGCTCGCCACGCGGCCGAACTGGGCCGGCGCGCCGGAGCTGGACTACTCGCGCAAGCTGGCCGAGTTGGACAACGCCATCGGGCCGCCGGTCTACGACGACGAGGCCGGCATCCCGCTGCCGCGGTACTCGCTGCGTTACACGGCCATGACGCGCGCCGAGGTCGACGGCTGGCGCCGGCTGGCCTACGCCCTGCGCGGCCGGCATGGCTCGATCTGGATGCCGACATGGGCCGATGACCTGCGGGTGGTCGCGCCGATCGACGATCTGGACGCGGCGATCAGCTTCGAGCATGTCGATCACGTCAAGTTCGTGGGCCTGGGTACGGGCCGGCGCGACATCCGGATCGAGCTGACCGACGGCGCGGTCTACTACCGGCGGATCACCTCGGCGGCGGTCATCTCGCCGACCGTCGAGCGGATGACGATCGACGCCGCGCTCGGCCGCGACATCGCGGTCGCGGACGTGGCCCTGGTGTCGTTCATGGCCCTGGTGCGGCTGGATGCCGACCAGATCGAGCTCGCCTACTGGACCGGCGACGTGGCCGACGTCGCGGTCAGCTTCCGGGGATTCCAGCATGACGTTTGAGGCCTTCGAGACCAGCGCCTACGGCGGGCGGCCGGTCGAGATCTACACCTTCCGGCGCGACTATCAGGCCTGGCGCTACACCAGCGCCGACCGCGACGTGGTCGTCGACAACCAGACCTTCACGGCGCACTCGATCAGCCGAACTGAGATCGAGGACAGCCACGAGAAAGCCCGCGCCTCGCTGACGCTGACCGTGCCGGCCGATCTGGAGGTCGCCGACCTCTACCGGGTCGCGCCGCCGGCGATGACCATCACGCTGACGCTGCAGGCCTACCACGTCGGCGACGCCGAGCTGGCGGTGCTGTGGACCGGCCGGATCCTGGGCGTCGAGTGGGCCGGCAACGCCGCCAAGATCACGCTGGAGCCGGTCAGCACCAGCATGCGGCGGATCGGCCTGAGGCGACTGTTCCAGCGCCAGTGCCCGCACGTCCTGTACGGCAGCGCCTGCGGCGTCGATCGCACGGCCTACCGGATCGAGGGCGTGATCGACACGGTCGGCGGGGCGTCGATCACGGTCCCCGAGGCCGACCTGCTGCCCGACGGCTACCTGGCCGGCGGCTATGTCGAGTGGGACATTGCGACCGGCATCGCTGACCGCCGGATGATCGAGAGCCACGCGGCCGGCGTGCTGGGCCTGGTCGGGCCGACCTACGGGATGGCCGGCGGCCAGGCGGTGCGCCTGTACCCCGGGTGCGACCACATCCTGACCACCTGCCAGGACAAGTTCGGCAACGCGATCAACTTCGGGGGCTTCCCCTGGTTCCCGGGCAACAATCCATTCTCTGGTGATCCCGTCTACTGAGACCCGCGCATGTGGCCCTACCTGATCGTCCTCATCATTGCGACCGTCGTCGCGCGCGCCCTCACGCCGAAGCCTGAACCGCCGAAGCCGGCCTCGCTGGAGGACTTCCAAGCTCCGACGGCCGAGGAAGGCCGCGCGATCCCCGTGATCTTCGGCACCGTCTGGCTGAACGCGCCGAACGTGACCTGGTACGGCGACCTGCGCAGCACGCCGATCCGCAAGAGTGGCGGCAAGAAGTGACCGGCCAGCCCGACCCCCTGGTGCGGCTGGAGCACTGCATCGGCGTCGACGGCCGGCGCTACTGCGCGCCAGGCCTGCGAGCCTTCTTCTCCCGGCACGGCCTCGACCTGCGCACCTTCGCGCGCGAGGGCCTGCCGGCTTCTGTCATTGAGGCCACCGGCGACGCGATGGCCCAGCGCGCGGCGGACATCGCCCGCGGAAGGATCACCCCATGAGCGGCGGCGGCGGCACCCAGACGGTCGGATTCCGGTACTACATGGGCCTGCACCTGGTCTGGTGCATGGGCCCGGTCGACGCCTTCCTGCAGCTGACGTCCGGCGACCGGGTCGCCTGGGCCGGCGAGCGGTACACGGCCACGACGACCACGGTCAACGGCAAGACCACGACCACCTACACCAAGACCTCGACGGCACCGATGACCACGAGCGGCCAGCTGTGGATCGAGGCCCCCGACCTGTTCGGCGGCGAGGAAAAGGAAGGCGGCCTGCAAGGCGCGCTCGACGTGATGATGGGCGAGCCGGCGCAGGGCGCCAACGCCTACCTCGGGGCGGTGCAGACGGGACCGCAACCCGGGTACCGCGGCCTGCTGGGGACGGTCTTCCGCCAGGGCCTGATCGGCGCCAACAACCCCTACATCAAGGCCTGGGCCGGGCAGTTCCGGCGGATCCTGCGGGGCTGGCAGTCGGACGCGCCGTGGTACTCGGTGAAGGCCGCGATCGACGTCGGCGGCGGCCTGCTGGCGGCCAACCCGGCGCACATCATCTACGAGTGCTTGACCAACGCCGAGTGGGGCATGGGCTACACCCCCGGCATCATCAACGACGCCAGCTTCCGCGCCGCCGCCGACACCTTCCACGGCGAGGGCTTGGGCCTGTGCCTGGCCTGGTTGCGCCAGGACACGATCGACGCCTTCGTGCAGGTGGTGGCCGACCACGCCGGCGCGAACCTCGTGCAGAACCGCAGGACGGGCCTGTTCGAGCTGCTGCCGATCCGGGCCGACTACGACGTCGACGACCTGCTGCAGCTGAACCCGTCCAACGTCCTGACGCTCGACAGCTACCAGCGCCCGGCCGTGCCTGACGCGGTCAACGAGCTGACGATCAAGTACGTCGACGCGGCCACCGGTGAGACCGGCGCCATCACGGTGCAGAACCTCGCCAACATCGCCAGCCAGGGCGGGGTCGTGTCGGCGGTGCAGCAGTACCCCGGCATCCCGACCGCCGCGCTGGCGCAGCGCCTGGGCATGCGTGACCTGCGATCGCGGTCGGCGCCGCTGGCCCGCGTGCGCCTGCAGGCCAACCGGGCCGCCTGGGCGGTGCTGCCGGGCCATGTCGTGCGGCTGACGTGGCCGAAGCGCGGCATCACGAACCTGGTGCTGCGGGTGCTGACGGTCTCGCCCGGCACGCTGGGCGATGGCGCGATCCAGATCGAGGCCGTCGAGGACGTCTTCGGCCTGCCGGCGGCGACCTACGTCGCGCAGCAGGGCAGCGGCTGGACCGACCCGTCGAGCCTGCCGGCCGTGCCGGCCACGCGCATCGTGCGCGAGGCGACCCGCTTCGAGCTGGCGCGCGAGATGACCGCCGACGAGCTGGCCGCCCTGCCTGCCGATGCCGGCTACCTGCTGGCCGCGGCCGTCCGGCCGTCCGGCGACGCGCAGGACTTCGGCCTGATGACCAAGACCGGCTCCGAGGCCTACGTCGAGCGCGGGCGCGGCCCCTGGGCCCCTGGCGGGCGCCTGGTGGGCACGCTGGCACCTGCAGCGACCGCGGCCACGCTGACCGGCGCGCGCGACCTCGATCTGGTGCAGCCGGGCGACCTGGCGCAGATCGACGCCGAGATTGTGCGGGTCGACGCCGTCAACACCGGCACCGGCGCCGTGACGCTGGGCCGCGGCGTCCTGGGCACCGTGGCGGCCTCGCACGCCGCGGGGGCCTGGCTGGTCTTCCTGGGCGGCTACAGCGCGACGGACGGCGTGCAGCGCATCGACGGCGAGACCGTCAGCGCCAAGCTGCTGACGCGCACCGGTCGCGGCGAGCTGGCCCTGGCCGACGCGCCGGCCGACAGCGTGACCTGCGACAGCCTGGCGGCCCGGCCCTACGCCCCCGGCCGCCTGCGCATCAACGGCCAGGCCTACCCGGCCGAGCTGACGACCTTCCCGATCGCCGTGTCGTGGGCGCACCGCGACCGGCTGGCCCAGAACCTCGAAGGCGACGAGTCCGGCAACATCGGGCCCGAGGTCGGCACCAGCTACGCCGGCCGCCTGGTCAGCGACAGCACGGGCGCCGTCGTGACCTCGGCCAGCGGCATGACGGGCACCGCCTGGTCGATCGCATCGGCGCCGGCCGGCGGCCGCTACCGGCTGGAGCTGTGGAGCGTGCGCGCGGGCCTGGAAAGCGCGCAGCGGCACGCCGCGGTCTTCGACTTGTCGGCCTTCATCGACGTCACCGCGCCAGGCGGCGACATCACGGTCGCGGCCTCGATCGTGACCCGCACCGCCGGGACGACGCTGTCGCCTGCGCTGCTGCAGGCAGCGGCCACGGCCAGGCCGGAACAAGAACGGTGGGTGAGCTACCAGCTCGCGCCGAACAGCGCCGGCCAGATCGTGGTCGACCCGGCCGCGACCTACGAGATCCACTTTCAGGTGCCGGCCAGCGGCGGCGGCACGGTCGACGTCCCGGTCGCGGTCCTGGGCAGCTCCGTCGGCGACGAGATGTCGTTGCACCATGCGATGGTCTCGGCCTTCAACTCGAAGCCCGCCCTGGCGGCCAGCGGCTACAGCATGGAGGTCAACACCTTCCCGGTCCCTGGCGTCGGCTTCGGGACGACGCTCTACGTGCGCGGACCCTTCGGCCTCTACACCTGGGCCGGCCCTTCGGGCGCCTGGCTCGAGTCGATCTTCGCGCCGGGCGCCGCCGCGGTGCCGGCCGACCTGCCGCAGATCACCGACGTCACGGTGGGCGGCTCGCCGGCGGCCGGCGACCTGTGCGCGATCACCGTCGGGGCCGAGACCTACACGCACATCGCCCAGGCGGGCGCCACGACGGGCTCGATCGCCGCGGCGCTGGCGACCCTGGTCGACGCCTCGGCGACCTACGCCGCGACCGTCGTCGGCTCGAAAGTGCGCGTGACCGGCCCGACGAAGGTCAGCTTCGCGGCGTCGGCCGGCGTCACCGGCGGCGTCGCGTGGGTCTCCGACTCGACCGGCTGGCTGTCGGCCGGGTCGCAGCTGCGCGCGCTGGCGCCGAACGGCTCGACGATCTACGCCGTCGACGCCGGCCAGATGCTGCCCGACACCTCGACGAAGGGCCGGCTCTACAGCTCCACCGACGGCGGGGCGACGTGGTCGGTCGCCTACACCGGGGCGGACATCCCGGCGCCGCTGTCGGGCGTCTGGTCGGCCGACGTCTACCTGGGCAGCACGCGCGTCAGCCTGGGGCAGAACGTGGACTCCGACGTCTACACGGCAACGCGCGCCACGGCGCCCGGCACCTTCACCGTGACATCGCCGGGCCCGCAGGTGGGCGGCGTCACCATCGTGGCCGGCGGCACCGGTACCGACGGCTCGACGGCCTACATCGTCGGCCGGCTGGATGACCTCGCCACCCACGGCCCGATCAACCTCTACAGCAGCACCGACGGCGCGGCGTGGGCCCTGGTGGGCCAGCTCGAGCGCGACCCGGCCGACACGGCGCCGACCGGCGGGCGCGCCGCGCTGACCGCCGAGTGGTTCGTCCCTAGCCCCACGTCCACCACCTACCGGTCGCACTGCCAGCTCAAGCGCCTTGGCTCGCGCTGGTTCCTGATCGGCGCGCACTCGATCTGGGCCACCGACGCGGCAACCCCGCGCACCGGCTGGCGCCGCATGGTGCTGGGCCTGAACGACGAGGCCTTCAGCCCGCCGCCGATGGTCAAGGGGCTGGATCTGGTCGGCTCGACCCTGGTCGCGTGGCTGGCGAACGCGGGCGGCAACATCGTCGCCACGTCCACCGACAGCGGCGCGACCTGGGCGGCCTCGCGGCCCGCCGTGCTCGGCGCCTGGGAGGAGCTGCGGCAGGGCTGGGTGTACGGCGGCCAGCTGCACATCCTGTGCAACGGCAACGGGTCGAGCGAGGCGAACCAGATCGTCAGCACCAGCACGCCGGCCGGGGCGTGGACGCGCACGACGACGACCGGCCTGTCGGCCGTCATGTCCGGGCCCTACACCGCCGGCAGCGCGGTCGTCTGCACCGACGGCGCAACCGCGCCGCGCCTCATGCGCAGCACCGACGGCAAGACGTTCTCGGCGGTATCCCTGCCCTGACCGGCGCCGCGGGCGTGGCCGGGCTCCGGTTCCATGACCTGCGGCATGAGGCGACGTCTCGCCTGTTTGAGCGCGGCCTGGGACTGCAGGACGTCGCGGCGATCACCGGGCACCAGACCTGGCCATGCTGCGCCGGTGCACGCACCCGCGGGCCGAGGAGCTGGCAAAAAAAATGGCCGCACAAGGCGGCCAAAGCATGTCGCAGCAAGATCCACCCGGCGTCGTCCGGGCGGGCGGAGTGTAGCAGGTCAGTGCGGCTTGTCGGCGGCGGCTTCGCTCTTGGCTTCGATGGTGTCGACGGCCACCCCCAGCACTTCGAGCACTGCGCGCGCGCCATCCGGTCCCACGCGGCGCGCGAAGGCGCCGACCATGATCGCCAGGCTCGCGCCCCAGGCCATGGCGACGCTTTCGAGGTCGTCGGGTTGCGCGATTCTGTCGAGCATCGGAATCACCACTTTCCTGGCCAGGTCGAGGCCGGCTTGCTGCGGATCCAAGGCGTCAAGATTGATGCAGGTGGTGTTGTCGGGGATGTTCATCAGCGGACCTCGTTCTTCAGCTTGCGGGCGACCCAGGCGGCCAGGGCGGCCACGGCGGCCAGGGCCAGGGCGGGGGGTTCAGGGACTTCGCGGGCGGCGGCGGGTGCCGCGCCGCGGGCGGTGGTGGGCAGCTCGCGGCGCGCCCAGGACACGTTGCCGCACACGTCGGGGACGACGATGCACCACTCGCCCTCGCAGTACGCGCGGGCCGGCTCGGCGTGGTCGCCGGCCCAGGCCTGGCGGGTCACGCTGCCGCAGGTGCTGCCCCGGCCGAAATGCATGTCGCTGACGTCGGTCACGTACTGCATGCGCACAGACGCGATGCCGTGGCGGGTGATGTCGGGCGTGTCGTCGGGCCTGCCGAGGCTGACCCATTCGGGGAGGCGCACCCGGGCGGCCAGCTTGACGCGCGCCGCGGCCGGGATGTTGGTGTAGGACAGCACCGCGGCGATCGGCGAGCCGGTGTACGGGTCGCGGCCGGGCTGGTCCCAGCTGCAGGTGCTGGCCGCGTGGGCATCGTGCAGGGTCACGGCCAGGGCGGCCAGGATGACGGCGCGGATCATGAGACACCGCCCTTCGTTGCATTCGCGGCGCGGTCGGCCAGCCACTGGTCGACAGCCTGCCGGCTCCACTCCAGACGGCGGCGCTTGCCCTTCGTGACCTGGGCCAGCATGGGCGGCACGCTGCCGTCGTCGCGGGTGACCGCGGCGCGGATCGCGCCTTCGGTGCGGTTCAGCTTCGCGGCCAGATCGTGGACGCGCAGGACATCGGGGGTGCTCATGGGTTCCTCTGTTCTTGGGGTTCTTCGAGATCCGCCAGCAGATCAAGCTGGCGGGCGTCCGGTCGAGTCCGGCGCGGCGGCTTGGCCTGAGTCGCGGCCTTGCGGACGCTGCGCACGGTTAAGCCGGCACGCCGCGCGCACTCCGGGCCCAGGGCGAGGGCTTCGCCCCTGGTTCGGATCGTTACGGTCGGCCGGACCAGCGGCCGGCCACAGCTGGCGCAGCGCATGGCCTTAGAAGGGGATGTCGTCGTCCATGTCGTCGAAGCCGGTCCAGGACTTCGGGCGGCCTCCCGGTTTCGCGGCCGGTGCGCCTTGGCCGGCGGCCGGTGCGGCGGCCGGTTCATCCTTCGGCGTGCCGTGGGTGAAGTCCAGCTCGATGACGCGGGCGCACAGCCGCGCGCCGGGGCCGTTGCGGCCTTCGTAGGTCTCGACGTGCACGTCACCGGCCACGAGGTTGAGCTCGCGCCGCTTCGTCAGGTACGGGGCCAGCTTCTGGGCGCGCTCGCCCCACAGTGCGAAAGTCACCCAGGTGGACGGGCGGTTGCCCTCGGCCGGCTTCTGGCCGTAATTGAACGCGGCCCGGAAGTTCGCGACGGGCGTGCCGTCGGGGGTGTAGCGCAGTTCGCAGTCGGCGCCAAGGCGGGCGATTCCGATCAGTCGCATGGTTGTGGTGATCCAGGGTTGAGGCCGGCGCCAGGCCGGCCGGGTTGCGATCAGCCGCGGCGGGACGCGGCCAGGGTCTGCTTCTCGAACACGCGCACGCCGGGCAGCTTGCAGGCCGTGCCCAGGCCGCGGACGTAGGCCCGCAGCTTCACGCTGTCGACCTGCAGCAGCTGCAGCAGCTCGGGGTGCTCGGCGGCGTGCACGACCAGCGCGTGCAGGTTGACGACCTCGAAGTCGACCGAGGTCGAGACCTTCACGCCGGCGGCCTTCGGGACTTCGGCCGCCACGGTCGGCACGGCGACGACCATCGCGGCGACCTGCTCACGCACCACGGCTTCACCGGTGCGACCCTCGGCGGCCAGCGCGGCGGCTTCGGCCTGCAGTGCGTCACGCTGGGCCTGCGCTTCGGCTTCGGCCTTGGCGCGGGCCTCGGCGGCCTTGCGCTGCATGTCCTGGGTGTAGGTCAGCATCTTGCCCTTGAGGGCGCCTTCGGCCTGCTCCAGCACGGCCACCGGGCCGCGGAACAGATCCATGACGGCCTTCTTGGCGTCGTCGAGCGGCTTGGTGATCGCCTTGCGCTGCTCGTCCAGCTTCGACAGCCGGCCCTTGATGCTGGTCAGTTCCTCAGCGGCCAGGTCGTAGGTCTCGGGGCTGTCGACCGCGAAGGCATGCACCATCGCCAGGGCGGCGTCAGCGGTGCGGGTCAGGGCGGCGCCGTCGGGGCGGGCGATGGTCAGGGACTCGGGGATGGTGCTCATTTGGTGGATTCCTTCCAGTGGTGCAGGGCGAGGCAAGCGCGGAACGCGGCCTCGTCGGCGGGGCTGGTGTAGCGGTGCAGGCGATAGGTGCCGCCGGGGAGCAGGTGCACGGTGCCGCGGCGCCAGACGGCCGTGGCCGACAGGCTGACGTTGGCGGCCACCAGCATCAGGTAGGCGGAGAGCTGAACGCCGTACACCTGGTGCGCTTCGAGCGCGGTCTTGATGTCGAGGATCCAGGGCTCACGGTCGAACAGGTAGCCGGTGCGGTCGATCGTGCCGGCATAGCCGAGCGCGGCGTGGCCCATCTGCTTCTCGTTCGCCGTCCACTGCGCGCCCGTGTCCGCGATGAACCGGCGCCAGCCGCGCACGTACCCCATGACCTCGGGGTCGGTTGCGTCGTCGTCCAGCTCGCCCAGGTCGTCGAGCTCGCAGGCCAGATGCACGTCGGCGCCCAGCTGGCGCTTGCGCTCCAGCACCGCCGGCGGAATGGCCGAGAAGTCCGGCCCGATCAGCTTCAGCAGCTGGGTCACGCTGGGCACGACGACACCGTTCAGGGTGTAGGTGTGCGTGGGCTCGTCGAAGGTCAGCAGCACGGCATCACTCCAGCGCGCGCAGCTTGGCCTTCAGGCCGGCGAAGTCGCCCTTCGTCAGCTTGTCGAGCACGAGGCCGCCGGCATCGGCCAGCAGCTTGTCGAGGTCGGCACCGACGGCCGCGGCCTTGTTCTTCAGCCACGCAACTTCGCCGACGCCGACCAGATCGCCGGCATCCGCTGCAGGCGCGCCTTCCTGGCTGGGCGCGGGCGCGGCGGCGGTCTTGCGCGCCACCCGGGCCGGTGCAGGCGCAGCGGCCGGCGCGGCGGCGGTCGTCGTCTCGAAGTCGGAGTGGTTGCCGTTCTCGTCGAGGTCGTCGTCGGCGGCGACGCCCAACAGGGCCGTCACCATGTAGCGGCGAAGGTAGGTCAGCAGCGCGCCGTACTGCTTCGGGTCGCGGTCGCCGATCTTCGGGATCTGGGTCGCGGACACCAGCGCCGCGCCGCTGGCGTGCATCAGGGCCGTCACCAGCTTGGCGCCGTCGCGGTCGTCGACCGGTTGCACCAGTGCAAGCCCGTTGGCGGCCAGGGCCGGCCGCACGGCCGCCAGGATCGCCTCGAGGTCGGCGTACCTGAAGTGGTAGGCGCGACCTTCTTTCGGCTGGATGGTGACGCTGCGGTTCTTGGCGATCGGGGCGAACTCGCCCTGGGCCTTCGCCAGCGCGGCGAACAGCTCGGGCATCTTCTCGTCGTTGGACTGGATCATGTCGTCCTCTTGCTGCCTGCAGCACCATCGCTGCAGTGCTTGCATCCTACCTCTAGTAGCGACGTGATGCAACTGCAAATTGCAGAACACGACAAAAAAGGCCCGCGGGTTGCGCGGGCCGGGTGGGATCAGCAGGGGGCAGCCGGCGGAGAACCGGTAGGCCAGCCCCCCGAGGACGGCGGCGGCGACCGCCAGCGGTTCGGCGCCTGGGCCGACCAGCAAGCCCACGGCCAGGCCGGACAGGCCCGCGCCGGTCAGCGCGGCGCAGTGCCTGCAGCGCCTGCGGTCGCGCTGCAGCAGCTCGACGGCGCGCCGCTCAAGTGCCGCGGTCAGTGGATCGCGCGCACCATGAGCGCCACCGTTTCCGGCATGGGTGGCCGGCCCTGGGACGCTGTCTTTTCCCTGCTCATTTGTAGAGCATAGTCCTACAACCGATTGCAAAAAACAAGACTGCTGCGGTAGCATGCGCATGAAACTTACAGTAGCAGCCATGTCACAGCACCAAGCCCCCCCGACCCTTCAGCAACTGGCACGCGCGGCCGTTGCGGCCGCCGGCCGAAGTCCGGCCGTCGCCGAAGCCCTCGGCGTGAGCACTCAGGCGGTCTCGCGCTGGATGAGCACCGGCTACATCCCGGCCGAGCGCATCCAGCCGCTGTGCGACCTGGGCCGGAACATCGTCACGCCCGCGCAGATCCTCGACGCGCTCGCCCGCTCGCCCCGCCAGCGCGGCGGCCGCCGCGGGCCGAGGGGGGGCTGACCATGCCGACCCGCTACCTGAAGCCGGGCATCCGGGACAGCGAGCGCATCGACCGCCTGCAGCCGCTGGCCGAGGTGTTGTTCTACCGCCTGCTGGTCACGGTCGACGACTTCGGCCGCACCGACGCGCGCCCCGCGATGGTCAAGGCCGCCTGCTTCCCCGTGCGCGACTCGGTCGACGCCGCGACGTGCGGGCGCCTGCTGGTCGAGCTGGCCGACTGCGGACTGATCGACCTCTACACCGTCGACGGCAAGCCCTGCTTGCAGATGCGCAAGTGGGACAACACTCCGCGCGCGAAAGAGAGCAAGTTCCCGGGGCCTGACGACACCCGCGCACAGATGCATGCAAGTGCATGCAAGCCGCGCGCACCCGCCGGCACTCCGCGCGCAGATCTACCCGTAACCGAAACCGAAACCGGAACAGAAACCGAGAACCGGAAACCGGAACCGGAGACCGCAACCGAGGTTGCGACGGGGCCCAAGACCCCGCCGCCCCGCCGGGCCAAGCCCGAGGGGCAGCAGACGGCCACGGCCGAGCTGTGGGACGCCTACGCCGGCGCCTACATCCAGCGGTACGGCGTGCAACCGGTGCGCAACGCGACCGTCAACGGCCAGCTCGCCGCGATCGTCGCCCGCCTGGGCCGAGACGAAGCGCCGCCGGTCGCCCGGTTCTACCTGCAACACAAGGGCGCCTTCTACGTCCGCACCTCGCACGCCGTCGGCCTGTTCCTCAAGGACTGCGAGGCCCTGCGCACGCAGTGGGCCACCGGCCAGGCCGTGACCAACACCCAGGCCCAGCAGACCGACAAGACCCAGACCAACGCCGACGCCTTCGCCCCGCTGCTGGCGCGGGCCCGTGCGGCGAAGCATCCCGAGGACATCCCCCATGACGCATGAGACCCCTACCCCGAGCGAGGGGCTGATCCAGGCCGTCGCCGTGACCGCCGAGCTGTGCGGCCGGACCTTCACGCCGGCGGCCGCCGCGGTCTTCGTCGGCGACCTGGCCGGCTTCCCCGAGGCCCAGGTGCTGGGCGCTCTGCGCCGGTGCCGGATGGAAGTGCGCGGCGTGCTGACCGTGCAGGACGTCATCAGCCGGATGGACGACGGCAGGCCCAGCGCGGCCGAGGCCTGGGCGATGGTCCCGCGCAGCGAGGCCGACAGCGCGGTGCTGACCGAGGAGATCGCCCACGCCTGGGGGATCGCCGCCCCTGCCCTCGACGCCGGCGACCGGTTCGCCGCACAGCGCGCCTTCGCCGCCGCCTACGACCGCGCCGTCGCCGCGGCCCGCGACCGGCGCGAGCCCGTCAAGTGGTTCCCGAGCCTGGGCCACGACCCCGAGGCCCGCATCGCCGTGATCGAGCGCGCCGCCGCCCTCGGCCGTCTGTCCGCCCGCCAGGCCGCCGCCGCCCTGCCCGCCCCGATCGTCGACACCACCGCGCCGCGGCCCGTCCTGGCCCTGGCCCACAAGCTGACCACCACCGGAGCCTGACCCCATGACCACGAACCGAGACAACGACCCCGATCGCCTGTTCCGCCCGCGCGAGACCTGGGGCCTGCTGCTGCTGGCCGCCTTCGGCTGGCTGGCGGTCGTCGGCCTGGGCACCGTCCTGCGCGTGATCGCACGCGCGCTGGGGGTCTGACGTGCTGCGCGACCTGCTGATCGCCGCGGCCATCGTCGGCGCCGCCCTGCTGGCGGTGCTGGTGCTGCTGGATCCCGTCGCGCCGCCGGCCGGCACGCCGATCGTCATCGGGCGGAGGGCTTGACATGCTGGAGACGAAGGAGGCCGTCGACCTGTTCGCTGGCGCTGGCGGTCTCAGCGAGGGCGCCCGGCAGGCCGGCGTGTCAGTCTGCTGGGCCGGCAACCACTGGCCGCTCGCTGTGGCAACCCACCAGCGCAACCACCCGGGCGCCGTGCACGCCTGCCAGGATCTGCAGCAAGCCGATTGGCGCCAGCTCCCGCGGCACGACCTGCTGCTGGGCGCGCCGTGCTGCCAGGGGCACAGCAAGGCTCGCGGCAAGGCCAACGGGAACCCCCAGCACGACGCCAGCCGGTCCACCGCGTGGGCCGTGGTGTCGGCCCTGGAGGCTGGCCGCGCCCAGATCGCGCTGATCGAGAACGTCCCCGAGTTCCTGGAATGGCAGCTGTTCCCGGCGTGGTCGGCCGCCCTGCAGGCGCTGGGCTACTCGCTGGCGCCGCACATCGTCGACGCGGCCGATCACGGCGTGCCGCAGCACCGGGTCCGCATGTTCATGGTGGCCACGCGGTCCCGCGCGCCGCTGTACCTGCGGGTGCCCAAGCGCGACCACGTTCCGGTGGCAGACGTCCTCGACTTCAGCGCCGGCAACTGGTCGCCGATCCACAAGCCGGGCCGCAGCCCGCGCACGCTGGCCCGCATCCAGCGCGGCCGGCTGCAGCACGGTGACCGCTTCGTGGCGCCGTACTACGGCAGCGGGTCGGGCGAGACCGGCCGCAGCCTGCGGCGGCCGCTGGGCACCGTGACCACGCGCGACCGCTGGGCCGTGGTCGACGGTGATCGCATGCGGATGCTGACCGTCGACGAGTACCGGGGCGCGATGGGTTTCCCTGCCGGCTACCAGCTACCGGCCGTGCGCAGTCAAGCGATCCACCTGCTGGGCAATGCCGTGTGCCCGCCGGCGGCCCGCGACTACATCGCCGCCCTCGTGGCCGCCGCCTGATGGCCGTGCAGTGCATCGCCTGCCAGCGGTGCGCCCTGCGCGACGCCGGCAAGATGGCCCCGCTGGGCCTGGCGCCGTGCACGCGCGGCCCGCGCTGGACCTTCCACCCCGTGCTGGCTGACCGAGAATGCCCGCACTACACCCCTGCGCCAGCCGACACCGTCGGCAAGCGGCGCGCATGGCTCGGCGCAAAGCTGGGCCCCAACGAAAGCACGCAGTGACGACCATCCGCAAGAAAGTGACCATCGGCGACGCGACCCTCTACCTGGGCGACTGCCTGCACGTCTTCCACGACCTGGCGACGTCGGTGCAGGCCGTCATCACGGATCCGCCCTACAGCAGCGGCGGCCAGTTCCGAGGCGACCGCGCCATGGGCACCAAGGCCAAGTACATGAACAGCGACAGCGGCAACCTCGACCGGCTGGCCGAGTTCAGCGGCGACAACCGCGACCAGCGCAGCTTCCACTTCTGGTCCGCCCTCTGGTCATCGGCCGCCATGCAGGTGACGGACAGCGGCGGCATCGCCTGCTTCTTCACGGACTGGCGCCAGCTGCCGGTCTCGACCGACTACATGCAGGCCGGCGGCTGGATCTGGCGCGGCGTGGTGCCCTGGGCCAAGCCGGCGTACCGGCCGCAGATGGGGCGGTTCGGCGCACAGTGCGAGTACGTCGTCTGGGGCAGCAATGGCCCGATGCCGGTCGAGCGCGGCGTCGGTTGCCTGCCGGGCTTCTTCGATCACGCCAGCCCCGCCAAGCGCGAGCACGTCACCCAGAAGCCGGAGGAACTGATGGTCGAGATCTGTGCCATCGTCCCGCCCGGCTCCGTCATCCTCGACCCGTTCATGGGCAGCGCGACCACCGGCGTCGCCGCGGTGCGCACCGGCCGCCGCTTCATCTGCGTCGAGGTCACGGAGCACCACTTCGCGATCAGCTGCCGGCGCATCGAGGACGCCATGCGCCAACGCGACCTGCTCGGCTTCGACGCACCGGCACCGACTCAGGAGGGCCTGTTCCATGCGGCACCTTGAGCACCAGCACCAGGTCGCCCTGATCCTCTGGGCCTACCGCACCCGCCTGCCGGCCGCCGCCGACGTCGAGCCGGGCGCCCGGGTCGGCGACTACCTGCTGGCTATCCCGAACGGTGGCCGGCGCGACCTGCG